AACAGGAACAAAACGCCCTGTCTTAACGACTTCCTTCTTAGGTTTTTCTATAATTCCTAAAACTTCATCTAAGTGGTCATCCACATTCATAGGCATTACATCTCTCATGTTGCTATATCCGTACCAGTTGTTGGATCATTATATTTACCTTCATCAAAAAACTCAAAAGTTTCTGAGAAACCATAATCGGTGTCAGCTGTTGCAGAAAGAGGTGCAGGAACAACTGTATAACGAGATTTGATTGTAGCATCTTGTACACCATCAGTAGTTTTTTCGTTTACAATCCTTGCTCTATTAAATGTTTTATATGTATCACCTCTATCGACAGTTGAATCACCACCAAATCCGTCTAATAGTATATAGTTTGAGGTATCTGGTGTACTATCTTCATATATGATAAATTCTGGAAGTACAATTTCTGTATCACCGCCCGGAATTCGGAAATTAACTTCAATTGATTTAATGATTTCACCAGATGTAACATTTGGATAGATAAACCCTTTAAGTGTAAATGAAAGAGTCCAAGTAATAGTTCTTCTTGCTGTTAAATCACCCTCGTACTCATCTGCTACATCAGCAGAGTTTAACGTAATAGGAACATCTGCTTTGATGTTCATATCGGGAATTGTATTGACGGTAACAGTAAACTCTGGTGTAAAATAAGGAAGTACCTGCTCTAAAATTTGTGTTCCGTCTTCAGCATTCTTAACAAGTATGAATAATTGGAAATCAAAGTTGTAAGGAACAGGATTATACATTGTAGTCATATTGGTATTAGTAGAAGAAGTGTTTGCTGCTACATTTCTACCAATTGTATTCAATTTTCTTACAGAATCATAAGAAATTCCTGTCATCGCAAACCCCATCCTTGGAGTTCTCGTCGCTACAACTTTTCTATCTGAAGTGGTTTCTTGAATAGCAAGTAGCCACTTCTGTTTGGGGCCATATGCAAGAGGAACTTTTAATCGTTCAACAACAACACCACTTGAATTCTTCCTTTCAATATTAATATCATTGAAAAGAGTTCCAAACACTGCTACATATTTTCTTATAGTTTGATGATAAAAGGTAGATCCTAACATTAGTACCCTGTTCCTTCACTAAATGGATTTCCTTCTGTAAAGTCAAGTATAGAATCAGCCACAGTTTCAATCCCCACATTGTTTGCATATGAATCAACCTGTACTTCATCTGATGCACCAGTTGATATGGTTTTGTCATCAAAAGAAGTAACTACATAAGAAGCAGTTGTTTCAATCATAAGTTTACCTGTAGCAGAAGAGTTTGGTGTAGTAAGACTTTCATCTTCTAACAGAATACTATCTGATGTAGTATCTCCATCCTCTTGTTTAAAGGAATATGGATATTCTAAAATTTTACTAGAATCACTAAATGAACCTATGATATTACCAATAGTAAGAGTTATGTATTCTGAATCATCGGTAACAGCTCCCTCAGAAACATAAGTATTTCCATCTTCTCTAACCAGATTATCACCACCCTCAGTTAAAAGATTCTTATATACTAGATCAGTACCAGTTACTGCAAATATTTCACCCTTGATCGTGGCATTTGAATATCCAGTAGATCCTTGATAGACGGATTCTCCAACTGTATATGTACCAGTTCCAGCACCAAGAGTGAATTTTATTGAATACGAATGATCAATTTCAATTTGATCAAGTTTAGCAATACCTGTATCAATTGCTTCATCGGCGTATTCAAAGAGTTCACAAACTAAATCAAAAGTTTGTAGTCCACCCATTTGATAGAAAACATTCGTATCTTGTACGTGTTTAATCTCAAAAAGGGAGTCAGACAAAGGAAAGAAAATAAGGTCACCTTCTAGTGGTTCTTTATCTCTATTGCCTGTTTCAAAATTTAAATCTATAAATCTTCTACGAGAAATTGTAAAAGTAATTTGATCTCTTACTTCTAGTCCAAAGTTACTTACAAATGTACCATCACCCTCAAATCCATCTATGCTCTTAACGTACACTTCTACCATACGAGCATCCTCAAACTTAGAAATACGATCCTCACCAAAGATAGAATCTGTATTAACTTCAGTTCTAGGCATGTAGTGAACATCAATACCATAATATTTAATAGACTCAATTACGATACTTTCAACTAAACGCTGATCTGGTGTATTCGTTCCGTAATGATTGAAATAATGATTGGTTGCCATTTATATCCTCTAACCTATATAGAAATCATCGGGGAGTTGATACTCTAATTTTCCTTCTCTTTCTAAGTATTCTAATTCTGTAGTTGCGTCATCATATAATTGTCTTCCATTTAAAGTAACACCTCCAGGCAATTGAACACCTTCAAATTTTATAAGGTTCATTCCCCATTGTTTTTTCAAAAGAGCTGTACAATATTTTTTAAGGAAAATATCACTATAAGCATCCGTATATGTTTCTGGATTCATTGACGCATAAGCTTCAACTATAACAAAGTCATCTATTTTAAGATCTCCACTCCAATCTATATCAAGATAAATTCTATCTCTGTGACGATTGAATCTGAATCTAGGTAATCCAGAAAAAAGATTTTGGATAGTAGAAAGATATTGTTGAGTGAAAACATAGTTTTTCATATCACCAGCTGAACCCATCGTATAAAGATCATTCAGTGCGTACTGATAGTTGACTGAAAACATATTTGTACTACCACTTAAATTTTCGGTAAGTGGTATAATTCCTGTAATACCAATATAACTTTCATCCAAAGAAAGATAATGATTATCTATATCACCGATAGTTTGAGCTGTACTAGCATGAACAGTTGCTGTTGCACCGCTTGTTGCTCCAGTAATGGTTTCTCCAGCAGTCCATGTTGTTGTGATATCGGTATAATATGTGTTTCCATCTCCAATCGCGTCGGCATTAGAATTATTTTTTGTGGTTGGTTTTGAATACCTTATCGTAGTATTTGCACTGTGGTATTGATGAAATGTAGCCTTAATACCACTAGATCCCCCCTCAATCGTTTCTCCTGAAGAAAAAGTTCCAGAGGTTGAAGAAACGATTTGAGTTGATGCTGAAATTTGTTTCTTTACAAATTCTGGATGTGTACCATCAAAGTGATATTCTTGCCAGTAAGTTATTGCGTCATCAATAGTATCTTCAATTTGGTCATCATCAATATTCAGTTCAACAACTGGATGTCCCAATTTTCTTTTACAATAATCTTTAAATGTAGTTCTAGATGTAGGTTGTGTCATTTGTTTAAATCCTTACTTTGTAGACTCTGGTGATACAGTTATAATTCCTTGACAAACCCTCTCTACAGTAGTTTCATCTGATTGAGTATATTCAACATCATATACATACTGATCAACAGCAACGTTTGCAGTATTTGTTGCAGTCATAGAAATTGTAACATTTGATCCAGCAACGGATGTAGAAAAAGAATGTATATTGTTACCAGAATATGTAGATTGTCGCATCTTAGCAGCACAAGTACCAGTAGAAATTGTGACATTTCCTCCTGCAGAGTTTTGTGCGTAGATTACTTTTTCAAAGGTAGCCCCTTGATCCATTACAAAATTTATGGTTCGTTTACTTAAAGTCAGTGCCATTTATTCCTTACGCTGTATCTAATGGGTAGTTATTTGCCCAGTATGAATTGTCTGCTTGAGTTTGAAAATAATCTTCGTCATCCATTGAAGCTGTAGCCTTCAAATAATTGCTATCTGCAGCACCCGATGTTATATTAGGATACGGATCTTTTTTATTTTCAGAAGTATCTTCAAGTCTATCTGGATGATGACTTGGACTCCATATCCATGTGTTCGTGGCATCTTTATTGTTTTTTGTTGCCCACCCAAGCGGATCCATAGCAAATCCATTTACTCTAAAGGGTTGACTAGCTTTAGTTTCTGAATCGTCACCCTGTAAGTCTGAGTGTGATAATGCTTGAGTCGTTACCCATGTACCTGCCCAATTTCCTTCAAATACATATGCATTGGCAGCACCATCACAAAATGCACCAAATCGTGTATTTGCTTCCCTGTCTCCCTCGTATCCTACTCCTTGAATAAATCCTAAGAAATCATTTCTATTACTCATTTGTATGTGGTGCCAATCTATTTCGTGTACTTTGCCTGTCCTCAGATTTGTTTGGTAGAACTTAAAGGAATCTTTAATATTTTGTACTAGTGCATCCTCATGTTCAGATAGTGTACTGGTTTTCCAATATCCCACAGGCCCACCATTATACACACAAGTAATCTGATACCACATACGCACATCTTCTTCAACACCATAAGGATTCATTGTTTGGTATACAATTGTAAATTCTTTGCCTTGTGTATTGTCGTCGCCATATCTATGCGGGTCTTGATAACAAGAACTAGGATTGTGCTCCAGATAATAAGTATTTGCTGATACTCCAAAGATTGGTTTAAGGTATCCATCGACACGATTGTAGTGGCCGGAATTCCTAGTCATGTGCCCTATTTGGAAAGTGAGTCTACCATGATTCTGTTGTAATCTAAATCCACCTCCTCGCGATCTGCCGTAATGATATGGTGATATTGCCCAGACTGTTCCATTGGGTTCGATAGTTTGATCCAACTCGGTGATTTTAGTAAAGTTTGTTGAAAATGTTGATGTAATAGTAAATGGTTTTCCAGTTCTTGCTTCACCATCGGCAAGAGCAGAGTAACTACCAGTACTCCAAGTTTCAGTATTACTATTGTAGGTGTTAGGATATTCTACCACTCTCATCAATGCTTGATTCCATGCTGAATGACTAGAGTATGTTCCTTCTGCTATTATTACTGCTTTCATTTCCTCAATATCTTCATGGTTAGGGCCTTCCATTTCCCAAAAGTGTTCCTCACCGTTTTCTCCCCAATACGGGCTGGCCACATCAGTTTGATTGGTTACTAATCTATCTTTTGTACCATCATTTCTAACATAGTCAGTCCAGTAGGTAGAACCCCATTGACCATCGGATATACTCTCTGTTATAATAGCCGGAAAGTCTCTGTCGCCTGCGTGTGGAGATATAGTTACAATACCTTCTACTAATCTTTCTACAGTAGTGGCATCAGATTGAGTATATTCCACATCATACACATATTGGCGGTCTGCAGAAACATTGGCAGTATTTGTTGCTGCCATTGAAATAGTAACATTTGATCCAGAAACGGATGTAGAAAAGGTATGTATATTGTTACTAGAGTATATAGATTGTCTTAGCTTGGCCGCAGTAGTGCCGGAAGATATGGACACATTACCACCTGCTGTGTTTTTGGCGGTAAAAGTCTTGATAAAGGTGGCCCCTTGATCCAATACAAAATTTTCAGTTTGTTTGTTTAAAGTCAGTGCCACCAAGAATCTCCCTGTTGTTAAAACCTTTTTCTATTATTATTTAGTAAAGGTAGGGACTGTGAATAATATTTCTGAGGGGGGGAAGTTCACCTTATAATTTATAAATTTATTATGTTCTTTCATCCCATGAGGTAGTTCCTTCATTCCAATCATAAAATGTACCGGGCT